ATTAATAATTGTTTTTATAATGATCCATCTGATCCAACAAATAAAAGTTATTTATATACAAAAATATGTGAAAGAAGAAATATATACTATAGTTTTAGTAGTTTAATTGGTAATAGCGATGAAGGTACAACACAAGTAGATGGTATGAAATATAATGATGATATTTGTGATACAATGTTAGTAAATACTCTTATTGAATGGAATATTGATAATCATACCGATGTAAATCATTACCATCATCAACATGTGAATAATTATCAAGTTTGTGGATATAAAGATGAAGCCCATGGATTTAATATTACACCTAATAGAAATGCCTCATATGTAGATAAAAATAATAATTATATTCCAGACAACTATTCTTATAATATTCAATATGATTCTACATTTAATTATATAACAAATATGCCATATAATCCAACAATTACTAATCCTGAATATCCAGAAACAACATATAGGTTTCACAATGAAATATATGTTCCATTTTGTGGATACGAAGATACTACATCTGTACCTATTGGTATTGGTAGTAATACTTTTCCAGGAGATACAACAGGTATTGTAAATGCTCCATATGGAACCCGAGGAAGAATTCGTATTCGTTTCAAAAATAGTAAATATGTTGGAAAGTACGTACATCATTGTCATTTATTAGACGACCAAGATATGGGAATGATGAAACCTATAGAAATAGTTGGTAACGATGAAATATCAGGTAATTGTTATTACCCAGCACCAAACACTAGTCGTATGCCAAGTAAGGGAATAAAAACAGATTATTTTAATAATAATTGGTCAACACAACCAAATTAATAAATCTAATTATAATTTATAATTTATAATTTATAAATCGTCTATTTGATTCAAATTATCATCAGGATATACTATTTTAACACCATGCCAGCCAGTTTGCTTATGAAATCCAAACTTTTTATCCATGTATATATACAACTCCTCGCCTTTTGGCATTTTCTTATTACCTTGCTCTTGTGTAAACCAATATTTGAAATGGTTTGCTAATTCTTGTTTCTTAATTCGGTCTTTATTATCATTCGTCTTGATGATATTCTCGGAAACAAATGCAGCAATGTGATCTTGACCAATTCTATATTTATTGGATGCGTTAATTACATACTCACAATCTGGAACATTGCCTTCTGTTTCAAATGCTATTTTTACGAGCATACTTGCAAAAACAGGTGCAAATGATGGAATTTTCTCTTTCAATGTTTTGTCTTTTTTGAAAATGTATTGTGTTTCATCAGTATGTTGTTCATCATCATCAATAAATTTGGATACAAAATCACATTTTCTAATTCTCCTCCATGTACCATCGTCATTACTTTCAATATCAAATAAGTTATTTGTACATACTACAAGATTGAACTGTGGCTCAAAAGTCTCACTTTCTGAATAAAGAGCTCTTCCTTGAATTGGATCACCGCCAGTAAGTTCTTTCATGATACCTTCATTTAATTTAACACCTTTTGATGGTTCTTGCATGACTGCATAACGAATGCCTTTTAATTGAATTATTTCAGACGATGTTCCGCCAATTGCATTGCGCTTTTCTGTGACTAATGTAATTGGAACAGTTCCCTTGTAATCACCTAAAACAGCTGTCATGACATCCGCTAAAATTGATTTACCATTGCTACCACTACCATGATATACATTGAACGTCTGATTTTTATTTGTACCAATCAAACATGAAGCAAGATGATTCCACATGTATTTATTCAGTTCTGAAATCGGAAATAGCTTATTCATAAAATCGTGAATTTGAACTACAATTTCTGGGTAGTTTTCTGCATTAAATGGGATATAATTAATTCGTGTGCATTTTGTAATATAATCCTGGGGATAACCATCGCGAAATTCTTTGGTTTTGAAATCAATTACACCATTATTGAAACATAATAAATGTTTATTTGTATCCATATGTTTAATAAATTCTTTGTCATAAAATAACTCCATGGCTTCTCGCATAATATTATTCTTATCATTTGTTCTTTTTAATTTTTGCATAATATCAGATAAAGCCTTCATTTTCTTTTTAATATATTCAGCTCTGTCATCACTTTGATCATAATGATGATATTCATTTTCTAAATTTGTCCTACGAATAGAATATAAATTATGAATTTCTTTTGAAATAGCAAGTCTCAGACTTAAACCCTTATCTGGTTCCCATTTGTGATTTTTATAAATATACCAAATACCCTTCTTATCATAACTCACACAAACATATCTATCTTTGTATTTTTGATGCAATACTTGCGCAATGTCAAATTCAGTTTGAGATTCTAGTGTTTCTTCAATATAATATTCAAGAGTAGTTTCTAACACTTTTTCATACTCTTCAAATGCATCTTGTTTTGCCCAATACATGATTGATTTGCGCGTTACACCTGATTTTGATGTGTTAAAATATTTTTTCCAATCATTGTATAAATTTGGTATAGTTGCATAGTCAAAATCACTTGCTTTGCTCCGTAACATAATCCACGATAAAAACAATCGTTCATCAGTATGTTTCAATGCAAATGCAACTTGTCTATTCAATAAATGTGAACCTGGTTCGTAATACTTTTCAGGTAATATTTGTGTAAACATATGCGTTTCTTTTACTTCATATTCGTTTGGCTTTAAACGCTTCAAAATGTTTTCCATCGCTTTTGTTAATGTTTCCTTGTCCACAATATCATTGATTGAAATGTATTCTTCATCATCATTCTCTTCACCATCTACAATAAGATTTAGTTTTGTTTTGCTAGTAGCTGTTGGTTTTTTGTTTACTTTGTTGTTTTTTGTTTCAAGACATTTATTGTATTTATCAATAATTTTTGGATTCAATTCAAAAGATGGAATATTTGCATTTTGTGCCGATAATTTATAGAAATTATTTTTCATATCAAAATCTTCTACTTTCATTTCATCCATCATAAATTCACCGTCATTTTTATCAAATGACAAAATGAAATGACTTGTTAATTCATAAGCTTCATTACCTGGTTTTCTTGAACCAAATAATTGCCAGTTTGTTTTTCCTTTACTAATACCTTCGTCTAATACCGATTCCCAGTTATTTAATAAAGGCAATTCCCACGCTTCTGGTAATTTTTCTAGTATTTTCTCACGAACCATGAGTTGCAAAACATGGTCAATTTGAATACAAATCATCATATGAATGCCATCTTTTGTCAAAGATTTATCGGCTAATCTATTTACGTCTTGTTTTTCAAAAATAAATATATCAAACGGTTTATTTTCTTCAAATAAGAAGATTTCCTTAAGTTCTTCTAAATACAAAAGAATCATATCAAGAATATTTTCTTTTGTATGCTGTCTAACAACTACATCATATGAATAACGAAAATCAAAATCAACCAACAAAGGCGACTGCTTGTCTAATTGTTTTTCAGTAAGATGTTCCTTCTTTTTTTTGACAAAAACATGGTCATAATATAAACGATAAAATTCTTGCAAATTTTCTTGTGGTATTATGTAAGAACCAGGATAAATATTCAATTCTTTATCAGGTATTCTGGTATGAGTATGAGTAATTGATCCTGGTTTTGGAATTGTTCCATCGGTTGTATTAGTTACCTTAGCGCTGTGCTTTGATAAAAACTCATTTAAATCTTTAAATTGTGATGGATTCATTGTATTGACATTCATGTAAATATGATATACTATATTGATATTTTTCTATTTCATTTTTTTATAATTCAAAAAATAAATTTAAAACATACAAAATATATTTAAACACATTGAAATATATTTACATAACAAATACAAGAGAGAAAATGTCAAATTTTATATCAAAAGAAACAATCAATCGTTTATTAAAAGACATAAAACAAATCATTAAAAATCCTTTAAGTGAAAATGGAATATACTATATTCATGATGATAGTGACATTTTAAAAGGTTACGCATTAATTATTGGTCCTGATGACACTCCATACTTTGGTGGTAATTACTTTTTTGAATTTAAATATCCTTACGATTATCCGCACAGTCCACCCAAAGTAACTTATTGTACAAATGGAAATAATATTAGATTCAATCCTAATTTATATAAATGTGGAAAAGTGTGTGTATCTTTATTGAATACTTGGAGTGGAGATCAATGGACATCTTGTCAAACAATTTCAACTGTATTATTAACGTTATGCACATTATTATGCAAAAATCCATTGTTAAATGAGCCAGGTGTAACGACACGACATGGCGAATTTGAAAATTATACGAGAATTATTGAATATTCAAATATTGATATTGCAATATGTGATATAATGAATAAAAAAGAAGGAATGTTTTTATCTTTTTTTCATAATTTTTATCATATTGTTGAAGAAAATTTTCAAAAAAATTATGAACAATTGATTATTTTCATAGATAAAAAAATACAACAAAATAAAGATAATCCAATATATGTTATCCATGGTGGTTTTTATAATATGAGAGTTGCCATTGATTACGTTAAATTGAAAGAAAAACTAATGATTATAAAAAAGAAAACAATAAAATTGAAATAAATATATTAAATATATTAAAAATATAATATAAGGTTTATAATAGAAACATGCACTTTTGTAATAATTGTGAAAATATGTATTATATTCGTATTAATGAAGATGACCCAAATAAATTGGTTTATTATTGTCGTCATTGTGGAAATGAAAATACGAATTTATCTATTGAAAATGTTACTGTTTCTAAATTGCAAATTAAAAAAAGTGAGCAATCTTTTAATCATATTATCAATAAATACACAAAATTGGATCCAACTTTGCCTAGAATCAATACAATTTTATGTCCTAACATTGATTGTGAAACAAATACAAAAAGTAAAGAACGAGAAATTATTTATATTAGATATGATGACACAAACATGAAATATGTTTATCTATGTTCATGTTGCGATACTGTATGGAAAGCAAGTGAAGAAAAATAAATCCACCTTTTCTAAAGGTGGAGCCAAATCTTTTATTCCACCTTTAGAAAAGGTGTAAAAGGTAAAGTAGATTTTTGGTTTTACCTTTTTTTAAAAGGTAAAGTAGATTTTTGGTTTTACCTTTTTTTAAAAGGTAAAGTAGATTTTTGGTTTTACCTTTTTT